GTGGGTAAATCAATTTCGATTAGGGGCCAGAGCGGTTTTTACAGGTTGCTCCTCCTGGTCACTCCGTGACCGGTTCAGGTTGCCCCCTCCCTTCACAGGGAGGGCCCTAAGTGCAGCTAAGGTGAGTCTGGGAAGAGCTCATCTGTAGCCTTTAAAAGCTCCATCTGCCTCAGATAAATTTTAAATACTTTAGACTCATCAGAAACTCGTTCCGACGAGAAAAAGTCGTTTAATGACTTACCTTCATAAGACGGGATCACGGGTAGACTTCGCTCAGCTTCGTTAATGAGAAGAAGCAGAGCCTCCAGGCTCGGCTGTTCACAGAAACTTAGATAAGCGCGATCTTCCATGGTCAGCGATCTTTCAGAACTAACAAGATTAAGAATCCCATTATATTCCCTTCGCCACCACTCAATACGCTTCCGAGCGGTACACTGGAAAGACATGAATAGAGGAGATACGATATCTCCCCTTGCCTGCCTAAGCAGGAACATTTCAAATCCTTCCAGACGCTCGGAGCCTCTTTTGAGCTCCTCTTTTAACTTTCGTGCTTTCACAAGCAGGAGAGTTCTAAGATACTCGGACGGTCTCTTTGCTTCACAGCAAAGGGCCAGGTCCTTAAGAGGCTTATTCCACAAGAGTACCTTCCGCGACATAGTCGCCAGGTATTCCTCAATGGAAACTGTTGGTTTCAGGAGCGATACTTTATTGCTTCCTGGAGCGAACAGGGCCGATAAGACCCAATTCACCAGTGGATGGTTTTGACCACTCTGGAGATCTTTTCGGATCAACTCCCAAGTTGGGGGTCGAACGAATAACTTCAGAAGCGGTGCAACCCATCCATTTTTCCCAAGATCTATCCAACCTCTTCTCACAGCTCGAAGCGCTGATTCCATACGAGGATGCAATCCTCGTATGTTCAGTTCCTCACGTAGTGAGAGAGGAGAGATATTGACGTCCTTGAGATAAGTCTGGTTCGCGAAGTTCATCAGTTTGTCACTAATGAACGATTTCGAGAGACCAATCTTGATCCCAAGCGTGGTACAAATGGATAGGTATGCCTCCGCGACCTTAGCATCCGCTATCACTATATCGTCACCAAGTACAAGGTACCCAGTGAAAAGTGACCAACGTCGTAACGGTGATGTCTCCTCACGGAGAACCCCCGCTTTGAACGCTGCGAACCATACTAGTGCATGGTGCACCAGGGCCATTGAAGCCCATGAGGACAAAGCCCCCATAGGCTGTCCACAGGTATACTTCACGAACCCAGACTCATTGAGATGATTTATGTCTTCTAATGTTGGATTCTTCAATCCGACGTTAGGGTGTTCATGAAACATCTCTTTGGGTTTGAGAAACGGAAGTCCTACCAGTAACTCTAGCCATAAGGAGAGGATCTTACTAGGGAGCATAGGTTTAAAGAGCTCTTCATAAA